GTGTTGCCCTTCGAGACGGTTACGGTGTTAGAGCAGCTCATCGGGTCTAACCTTGCCCCGATTGGAAGGGGGGTCAGGTAATGGGGTCGAACAGGCCGATGTCCACGATCGTGTAGGTCGTCGGCATCGGCGACAGGGTCTGATAGTCCGGGGGGATGAAGGCGTCGTTGACGATTGCGTAGGCTTCCGCCGAGTCGTTAATCACGTCCTCACCGATAAGGACAGACACATACCTGTCGTCGAAATTAGACGCCTGTAGGTAGAAATCCGTGTCGTCGATACGGACGGTCATGTCGGCGATGAAGAACGCATCCGTGAAACCACGTTTTAACAGGCCGTTGCCTTCCTCACTCTTGAAGGCCACCCCGGTATCAGTATAGACTTCATTGCTATCATAGCGGGCAGGCGGACTGAACTGAATCACGGCACCGCGAAGCACCCCCCAGGTGTTGATGCCTACGCCATTGTCTCCGATGACAAAGCCCATCAGATGCGGGCGTAGTAGTACTGCGCCGTCTGGGTGCCCAGCTTGATTCGGTCAGCCCACAGGGAGCCCATAACGAACTGGGTGACAGTCAATGTGGTCGGAGCGGATATGCTGTCCACTGTAATTGAGCCAATTTTTAGGTAGCCATATATATCCGTGTCCAACGCGTTCTCGGCATTGTATCCACCGACCGCAGGGTATCGGTCGTTGCTTGCGTCATCATAAGGATAGTTAAATGGCGAAGTTGCCTTAGGTCCTGCTCTTAGGTAGATATAAGAAGTCTTGGTCGTACCATTGTATTGTGCCGGATCTAGCTCAGCGGTGGGCGGATTGGGCACGCCAGATGTGACGCGGTCTAGTTTGACCGTCGTTCCGCTAACATAATCATCTAGGACTGGGACAAGGTTGTTGAGCGTGCCAGACTGGACTTGATAGCGAACTACCTGAGAGCCTCCTGACGTCACGATCTGTACGTTTACGATCTTGAAGGGATGCCCGCTTTCCGCCTGTCCGTCTCGTCCAGGGAACGGATTGGACGTGTCGATGGTGAACCCGCTGTTCGACGAGTCGAAGTTATAACCGACCCCGGGTTGGATTTTCATCAGGCGGCGGCGTAGACGGCGGAGGGGTAGCCTTCGCGGTTGAAGCGCAGTTCGTACTGGACCTTATACAGCAGGCCGAAGTCCTCGAAGGAAACCTGCGCCAGGAGCAGTTGGTTCTTCCCGCTGATCGTGAAGGACGAGCCCATGTAGGAAGGGACTAGGTCACGCGAGGCGAAGCTACCGTTGCCGGAGGTCTTGCCCACGGCGTTACGCATATTGTTCACGAAGGCCGAACTGGTCGTGTAGATGACGCCGGAGAGCGAGCACTGCGGGGCGAGGTAACTGGTCTTGCCGTAGTAGTCCTTGAACTCAGGCTTCTTGAAGCCGAGGAACTTGCGGCCAGTAGCCAGTTCGAAGGTCGCTCCGTTGTTGCCCGCGTATTCGGTCGGAGTAGTTCCCGCGACAGCCGTATAAGCAGGAGTAGCAAGGGAACCAGTGCCTACGCCTGCGATGGGCGAGCCGGAGAAGCCAGTGGCGAGTTCGAAGAAGTTGGGGTGAGTCGTGATGCTTTCCGAGGTCAGGCCCTGAGAGCCGGTGATCTGCGGGTCGGTGTAGGAGGCCCCGCCGTCGATGCCGACATAGTCTACCGTCAACGTCGCAACGCCGAGGGCGTCATAGGTAATGCTGTAGCGGTGGGCGGCGCAGTTCGCGTCAATGGGGCAGGTCGAGCCGCGGTTGACAACCGAGCCGAGGGATGCGCTTGCGTCCGCTTTCCAGACCACGGTGGCCGTCAGGAGGCCATAGCCGTCGTCGGAGATTTTAGCCCCTGGCTGTTGGACCGGGGTCGTGAGGGCGTTGCCTGTCTTTACGATAGCCATAAATTATTTGCCCATGAGCAGGGCGGCTCGGGAAGGGGTGGAGTTCATCCAAGAGGTAGCGCCAGGGTCGCCTGCAATCTTTTCAAGGAGGCTGTTGGTCTTTCGGGCCTCTTCGAGCTGGGCGTTCATGGCTTCAATGACCGGGTTCGCGCCGACGCCGACGACATTGGAGAAGCCTTCGGGGCCTTTGAAGTCGGGGGTCTTGGTCGCCGTCTTGCCCATGTCCATGCCTTCGGTAAGTTTGCGTCCTTCCGCCGTGTTCTTGTAGAACTCAAGGGCGTCTTGCTGAAGGCCCTTGTCGCGGGCGATGCTGGAGATGCTTTCTCCGGCGGCCAGACGGCGCTTGAATTGGTCGGGAAGAATGAAGTCCTTGAACTCGGCGCTGGTCAGCACCTGCTTGGTAATCTCAGCACGACCTTCCTCGGCGAGTCGCTGCTCTTCCTTCAGCTCGGCCCGACGCTTGAAGAATGCCGCCGCCTTCTGCTCTTCGCTCGTGGCGAACTTGCTTTCTCCCCTGGCGATGAGGTCGAGGCCGTCCTTGGCGTCCTGCTTTGCCTTTTCGATGGCGCCGGAGATGTAGGACATGGCCCCCTGCAACAGGATCATCGGGGCGGTGAAGCCAAGGAAGATGTCCTTGAACGCCGTGCTGAACTTCTTCTGGATGTCCTCGACCTGCTTGGAGAAGGACACGGTCGCCGACTTGGCCTTGTCCATGGCCTTCGGCACGTCCGACGTCGTCTTGATGTTAACTTCTAGGGATTGGGCCATCGGCTGGGGTGCTTTCCTTTGCAGGATTGGAAGCGGACTCCTTGGCTTCTTCTTCCGCCATGAAGGCTTCCTCCTCGGGCGACATGATCGCCACGTCCGCCCCCTTGCGGATGGCCAGGGCGGAGTTTAGCCAGATGGCTTGGCACTCCGGCATCTCCCACGCCCGCTGCTCAGGGATGCCCGACGCGATGAGGTTCGCCACAATGGACAGCGGCCAAGGGACGCCCTTGTCACCGCCCCCCGACTTGCTCTTGGTCTGCTCCCAGAACTTCGGCCAGTCGGCCACGAGGATGTAGCCGGCGAAGGCTTCCAGCAGGCGCTCGAACTTGGCAGGGTTACGCTCCAGGGACATGATGCGCAGCTTGTCCAGCCAGCCTATGTCGCCCAGCGGTTCCTCGGCGCATACTTGGCAGGCGAAGATAAGGTCCGCAGGGGTGATGCCGCGGGAGCCGGTCACCAGCGGGGAGTCGAAGGCCATCAGCCGCACGCGGTACTTCAGGCACCACGGATAAAGCACTCGACCCAGCAACCGAAAAGGCGCCGGGTCGATGTAGGCATTCAGGAAGCGGCGGTCCACTTCCTTGATGCTACCCCCTTTTCAGGGGTGTCAATTAGGCAGGCGTGATGCCTTCGTAGTCGACCGCGGTGATCGTGACGGCGGTGAAGCCCTTGTTCGAGCCCTTGTCGTCGACCTTGGTCACCGTGCCCACGAAGGAAGCAGAAGCCGAACCAGAGGGGTAGGCCGAGAGGGTGTTCACCGTGAAGGACAGGGTCGCACCGAGGACCGGCATGGTCGTCGTCTTGGCGATGCCTTCGATGGTGATTTCCGTCTTTCGGTCGTCGTAGCGGGCCGTCTTCGTGATGCCATCCTCGTCAGCCACCGTGGCCTCGGCATTGAAGGAGGACGACAGGCTGTAGGACTGCACGAACAGGTTTGCGACAGTACCCGCGACTCCGTAGATGCAGGTGGTTCCGGTAGAGATGGCGGCCATTTGTATTTGCGGGCTTTGGAATTAGGGTCAGGCGGGCAGGACCACCAGCACGTCGAAGGCGAAGGAGGTCGCCCAGGAGCGTTCGTCGATGCCCTCGTCCTCGGAGGTCATGGTCACGTCATAGCAGGCCGCGTCGGTCGAGGTGACGAAGGCCGCCTTGATGGAGGTCAGGTCACGCATATTGCCCGACAGGGCGGCGCAGCGGGCACGGTGATCGGCAAGGGTCGTGTCGTCGGCGTTGGAGAAAAGGGTGATGCGGACCGAGCAGCTGAAGTTGCCTTCGCCTTCGGGCAGGTCGGAAGGGCTGCGGGCGGACTCGCATAGGACCACGGCCTTGGGCAGGGTCTGGGTCGCGGCGCTGTCCCCGGTCAGGAAGGTGACGGTGGTCAGCCCGGTCTGGGTCGATAGGTAGGTCGCAAGGGTGGACTCTACGATGTGACGGATGGATTTGGTGCCCATAAATTGGTCAGCGAGGACGGCGCCTGCTGTTGGTTTCTTTGATGGTGTCGTCGAAGTGCTTGGAGAAGCGGGCCTTCATCTGCTTCACGCGGTTGCCGTAGACAAGGCCAAGCGTGTCGGCGGTCACGGCGATGTTGTTCACGTTGCCGTTATTATTGATGACGGAGACTTCGACGTTGGATTGGTTAGCCATCGTGGTGCTTCGCCCGATGGTGTTGTTGTGCCGCTTGATCCATGCGGGCTTCATCAGCTCGACGCCGACGTTCTTGGGGACGCCCTTGATGATGGGCTTGGGAAGGGATAGCAGGGCCATCAGCCAGCCAGACTTGATGGAGCCGACCATCTGCTGGCGCTCCTGGATATAGTCCTTCAAGTCCTTGGCGCTGTCGACGAGCATGGGCACCTTGACCGGGCGGACCTTCAGCGGGATGCGGCCTCCGAACTTACCCTTGATGCGGTTATGGTTGGGCTTGATGTCATTGACGAAGCCTTGCGTGCCATAGTCCGAAAGGATGATGTTCGTCGTGTTATAATAGTTCTTGGCCTTCTTGAAGGCTCGGTCGTAGTTCTGATCTCCGGCAATCTTGCGGACGATGGGCGGGATTTTGTTCATCCCGACCAAATGGCCTGAGGCCATGATTTTCTGAAAGGAACCAAAGTTGCCGGACTTGACCGCGTAGGCCATCTGGTTCATCAGCAGTCCAGGAGCAGACCTTGAGGTCTTGTCGTCGGCGGCCACGAACATCTTGCGCACGTCTCCGTCGATGGCGTTATTGCCAGCTCGTTGGGCGTCCTTGGTCAGGCCACGGCCCCCGCCCTTGGGCATTGGAGGGGTGAAGGTCGCCGCGTCTACGCAGGCCAGCGCTGCCTGTTCGATGCAGGCGTCCCGCATCGTCAGGCCGCAATCGGCGGCGAACTGCCTCAAGGTTGCGATGAACTCGTCCCGAGACTTAGGCTCGATGGAGACGGTCAGCACTTTATTGGTTGTCGTCGATGACGACGAGCGTGATCCATGCCGACCCGGGCTTGTAGGTCTGGGTCGTGATGCGGACGGTCTTCCCGCCGGCCACGATCTTCTTGCCCTGGGCAAGGGAGGCGATGGGGGCACCCGATGAGAGGGTGGCCGCCGATGCCCCAATAGACCCATCTGGCAGGCTCCAGGAGGCCGTTACAGCGGGCAGGCGGACGGTGTACTGGGTCCGCTCCATGTACCCCCCTGCTTCGAGCACGGTCGAGACGGCGGGGTCGGAGATGAGGCAGGAGAAGGTGATGGCCCCAGAGTTGGCCGACCCGGCCACGCCGAAATCCGCGATCATCTCCTTCGCGTCCGCCAGAAACTCAGAGTAGAGGCTCATCCTATACTTGCCCCGATTGGTAGGGACACAAAAAAAGGGCCCCTTGCGGAGCCCTTTCGGTTTGCCCTGAGGCCGCTATTAGGCGGTCTTGAGGCGGTGCAGGGAGGTCGCGCGACCGACAGCGGCACCGAAGAGCAGCGTGGCGGTGACGTT